CATATCACCAGAGCCAAGATATTTCTTTATAGGGTCGACGCCATTGGTCATAATCAACCAAGGGTCTGTTTCGGTACTCTTCCTGACATAATCAGTCGACCAGAAATCAGTACCGTCCCCAGTGTATAAAACTTCTGATCTAAAACCCTTAACGAACTGTATATCATCAATATAGATAATAACGTTAGCAGTCGTGCTAAGGTCTGTGGCCACTTTAAGACCAAGCGATTCTATCGAACTCAAATTGCTTGTACTCGAAACCTCTACTATTGCTATCGTCCAAGTATCAGCCGTCAACGCTGGAAGGTCTATTTCCTCCGCCGGACTTCCGCAACCTGCGGTATCGTCTATACAAAACTGCAACGACCCTGCGGCCACATCAGTATCAGCCCTAATCCACAATCTCACAAAACTGTAAGCACTTTTATCACCAAGCGATTGGTCGCGATGAGCAATCAGTCCTGTGGTAAAGGCCGTGTTTACCGTTATTTTCTGGGACTTTGAGCCGACCTTGTAGATAACTCCTTCGTCAGCCACACTACCGTTAGCGCCCATATCGGATGTCCACGTCGTTTCGCAGTTGTCTTCTACTTCCGACTCCTGAATAGTGTCCCATACTTTCGGGGTGTTCCGCCATTTGTACGCCTGTTTAGTTGTTAAAGCTAATAGCGAAGACGAGCCAGTGAAAAGATAAAACTGGTCAAAACCTGTAAGTATGCCCGTCAATGGCAGGTTAATGCCCTTCTGTATGTAGCCATATCGCTTCTTGACAAGGCCGTCCTCGAAAAAGACGTTGGCACAACCGGACATTTCAAGGTCGGAAATTACATCCGCCGGAAGGCTATAATTCAGCCCGCCCCTCATAGCCAAAAAAGGTTGTATTTGTGTCTTTGGCATTTAATATCCTACTGTGTTCCAAAAGCAATTACATCAAACAATAAATCTGTTAATGTCCCAGCCATATTACGACAAGTTACTTTACACGAACCGACTGCCTTGGTATGAACGGTTGCTGAAAAAGCATTTGCTGAAACTATAGTGGCAACTACTGAATAATTGGTATCTGCAAAGTCTGTGTCCCACGTAATTGTATAGATTCCAGTTGAATCCTTCCCAGTAGACGCAACATTGTAAGAACCGCGGGTAGTTCCATTAGCATTTACTGATGCCCATCCTTTACATCTTCCGGCAGCGACAGTTACTTGGTCATCTACATATTTCTTGTTGACAATCCCTTCGTCCTCTGTCGGCGCTGCATTAGAGGCCATCTCCGAAGCGTCCAAAAGCGTGGGCAAATCGTTTGTACCTACTTTAATCAGGTCAATATCTCCATCGCCAGCATTGTTTCGTCCCCTCAAATATCTATCATTGGTTAATCTGATTTTAGTGTCATCAATCATATCTGCTGTTATATCCGCAGCCTCAAGAGCCAACTGTAAATCAGTACCAATCTTCTTGAGAATTTGTTTTGTATAACCGTCCTCCTGAATTGCAGACAGCCCACAATTAGTACCATCATCAAGGGCGTAAAGCTCTATTTGGTCGGCGGCGGGAGTGTCTGGGGCAGCCGCCCTTTGCTTGAACGTCAGCTTCTTGAAACCTTGAATACCATCGTTTTCACCAGCAGTGAAACCATACACCATAGCTTTCAATCTGTCGGAACAGTCAACCCTCAAATAACGGTTATAGTCGTCTATATCGACGGCCATAGTATCATCAGTTGGGAGCGCCTCATTCCAATCGCGGGTAAAGGTCGCCATAGCTATTTCTCCTTGCTTATGTTAGATGATTCCTAATCAAAAAAAGGATAATTATAATTGCCACTGGAATAGCACCGCCAATAAGACCCCAAACGCCAGCCTTAACCTTCAACGCAGCTATTGCAATTTCAATCTTGCCAAGACGCTTAAAGATTTCACCGAAGTTTTTGCTATGCCCATCGAGCTTATCAACGACATACTTTTTATATTCAAGCCAATTATTTCCATCCGGCGGCATTTTTCAAAGTCCTTTTTATATTCCTATCTCTTGACCGTCAGCCGGTCTCATTCCCTCTTCAATCGTGCCAAATTCTTCGATAGCATCTTCGTTTCTCATCTCCGCTATTACCTCTATGGCCTTTCTTTCCCAATACTCTGCCTGCTCAAAGTCCATACCGTACCTGAACCCAAGTGCAGTAGCTCCGTATTCGAGCGCCTCGGAGTAATTGTCGGTAAGATGGTTGTGGTCGCTGTTGGCAGACAAATCGGCAAGGTATCCGTAAAATTCAAGGCTCATAGTAAATGCCTGTGCGCCGTTGTCCGCGTGATACGGCTTGTAGTAAAGCCAGATATAGCTCTGGTCAACGGCGTAATCACTTGGTATCCCCTTGGAGTCCAAGTCCCTGAATTTTCTTCTGCCTTCCGCACTAACCTTGTGGATTTTGGTAAGCGGTATCCTTATGTTGTCGTAGTTTATCAGTTCAAACGACACCTCCGATTTCCACTTGAAAACCGTTCCGCTTTCAACCTCCGCCCAGTCGCTATCGCCGGCGGTCGGCAAGAGATACTTGGGTTCTTCGTCAGTCGTGTCCTGCTCGACCTCTTGCTTCATCCAAGTATAGTTGTAGAGCCTGCATATCCTTCGCTGTGCATCGTTTATGAATTGGTCAACTTTGGCATTCGTAAGAACGCTGCTATGGTAATTGGCTGGCCAATTCACCTGCACTCTTGTCCTTATTGCAGATAATACTATCGACATCGTAATTACACCTTACTGCTCAAGAAAAATGTAAAGGGTTAAGGCGGTTAAGAGATTGCCGCCCTCTGTCGTTTCCACAACCGTAACATCACCGGAGTTCGTATCTACCACGTCGGCAAAAACCGCAGACGGGACGTTGCCGACATTGGAATCGAAAGTAATAACGATAGGCGTAGCGTTGCCCGCAGATAAATCGCTGACGACCGAAGTTATATTGCCAGAGCCGATATTCGACAATGCCTCTAATGCCGTTTCTATATCAGTATTGGCATCGTCAAAGGCCATAGTTGTCGTATTAGCGCCGTCAATAGTAATTTGGTAAGTCCCTGCGTCGGCATCGGCTTCGGCGGTGCAAGTCTGAACCTCGCCTTGTCGAGCCACGTCGTCTATATCGAGAGCCATTTGTCCCCATACGGGAACTCCAGCGTGGGGGTCGTCGCCAGTATCATCCCCAAAAACCATAAACCCTTCCGGCTCGTCTTCGCTGTTCATATCTGTTTTCGTAAAAATTGTTGCACTGACAGGGTCTTTTAGAATCAGACTCCACGCCGTATCCGTGCCGGTAGAATCGGCGACAATACGAGTAACCAAGCCGCTGTAATAAGGCAGCGTAAAGGTTGCATCGTCCAAGTCAATATCCGGCCAATCGTTATCAATGGCCACTTTAATCCACTGGACTTTTCTGCCTGCGTCCGCCGGTGTCTGGAAACTTGCCGTAGTGGTATGGTCGGCCAAGGCCAGACAAGTCCAACCGATTACCAACGCAACCAACAACGGCAGAAGCACCATTAAGACTTTTCCTGTTCTTGTTTTCATTTTAATCGCTCCTTTTGCTTTTCCATTCGTTATACACTTGTTCAATCGCCCGAAAAACCATTTCGGGCGCCAAGTTCTCCATACACTTGGGGGCAAGTTTCTTAATATCGCCCATCGGACACGCCCCCATACTCAATACTAATTTGTGGCAGGGATGGCAGGGACAACGTTCGGCGCTTAACGAAGTGCAGTTCTTCCAGTATTTAGTAAGGTTCTCCTCGGACGAATGACTCAACAGAATTATCTTCGGCGTATCATAACAGCTTGCTGCATTAAGTATCCCCGTCTCCGTACCGATAACCAAGTCGGCATATTTGGTCATTATCATAGATTGCCGAACGGTGAATACGCCGGATTTGTTTATCGTTATCGGGTTCTGCCATTCGAGTATCTGGCACACATAATCGCCGACCGTAATTATGCGAACGTCCTTGAGCTTCTTTTCTATATCGGCGGCGACATATTCAACCCAAGGGTATATCTTGTGAAAAGACGAACCGGCGAGCGACCACAATATCAAGAACTTGTCCTCGTAATACGACCTTGCTATTCGGGCAAGCTGGTGTTCGATTTCCGTAAAGTACAGTTCCGGCAAACAGCCCTTGGCGTTAGGATACCCGCACAATTCCATCGTCCTGTCCTGATAGTTGACGTTGCACTCTTCGTGCCGCTTCCGGTGCGTCCAATTGAAATCTTCCGCACCTTCCCGCTTCAATAATGCGTCCTCGATAGAACCGCTTAACTGAATTACCTTCTCAAACCCCTTACTTATATCCGCCCAATACTCGTCAAGGTTGGCTTTGCCTGGCCTGTTCGGTATAACATCTGTCTCTTGCAAAAGAAACTCGTCGATGTATGGATTGCCCCTCAAGACCTGCGCCGAATACTCCGTACAGTTATAGACGATATAGTAGCCATCCTCTTTCAGCCTCCGAATTGCAGGAGTAGTCCACAATGCGTCCCCCAAAGCGCCGTACCTGATTACCAAACACTCTTTGTTAGTTACTTTTTGCCTTGGATAAGATACAAACCCATCGCCGTTGCCTGCCTTCAATATCTCAAGCGGCCACTTTACAAAAGCGCTTTTCTTTTTGACGATAAGCTGCCAAGAATATTCGTTGGACTCGTTATGCCTGCTGGCGCTGATTTTCTTGGCGTTGCCGAACTTTTCGCAAATAGCCCAAACGTCCTGCCAGTACAAATCCTGCTGGTGCTTTACGTTGCCACCGGCAGTCCCTATTCTCGGATAATAGTCGGGGTCAGGCAGGTAAAGTATCAAGTGTCCACCAGGACGTATCAGTCGCCACCATTCGGCAAGTATCGCCTTGGTAGTCTTGAAATCTTCGAGACAATGCGAACTGAAAACATAGTCGAAATAGCCGTCCGAAAACATTCTCAAGCCGTTTATATCGCCTATGTCCATCTTGATATTGGCGACGCCGCCCTTCTTGTCGATACCGATGGCGTTCTCATTGACCTTCTCGTCGACGCAACCGATGTCCAGTCCCTTGCCCCGCAGGTAACTAACTACCCTGTGCCTGCATTTTATTACTTCGCAATGCTCATCAGCATTTATCCACATCATAGTCCCTTACTTTTTTGAAAACGGCGAATTGGACATTTAGCTCATTCCATTTTTCAGGGCCAATCTTTTCGCAGCATTTCGCTACGTCCTCAATATCGTGATAAAACCATTCTGATTCGTAATCGTGAACACCTACGATAGACCCCACAGGTATCATCGGAACTAAAAGATTAAATTCCATATCCTTATGAAAACCGTCAATCACAAGAAGCGTTGGCTTCCCATCAACCAAGTCGGCAATAGCTTCGTGGGCGTCTGGAGTCAATACATTAGCGTTCAAGAATTTTACGCCAAGTCTTTCAAAAACCTTCATCTGCTTTGCACAACGAATCGACCAGTCTATTGTCATAATAGGTATGTCGCGCTTTACACCCCATAAGCCAAGAACGGTCGCCAAAGCCCCCTCCGCCGTCCCTATCTCCACTATACTGGCTATCTGCGGGTTATCTGCCATAATCTTATCAATGACATAGTGTAGCCAGTAATTATGTTGCATTAACACGCCATTAAAAGTTGTTCGCCATTGCCAGTGTGTTTCATCGTTGATTTCTACCGAATCACGGCACTTGACTGTAATCTTGTTAGTATTATTGCGCAACAATTTCTTCATTACTGGTTGTTCAAAAACAGGTTTACGCATATATCTCTCCCGTCTGCATCGGGTCTAATCGCCACTGGACTTTAAGAGTATCAAAAACATCTCTTGCGTTCTGCTCATCCAAGCCAACCTTGCCCTTGACGCTCTTAACGTGCGGCCTGATACCACCAGGTGCGGCATAGTGATAACATCTTGCGCCAGTTCGATAGAACAGGTTCTTGCCCATATACGCCCTCAAGAGAAACGTAAACTCCGTCTCTTCACGATAAGCCACTTTGCTGTAATACTCACCAAACACACCGCCTCTTTTCGCCTTAGTTCTTCGACCAAGCTCTATGGCGGTCTTAACATCGTACAAAAAAGCGCCGTACAAATGCCGCATACCGATAACCTCATCGGCCTCGGTACGGAACATAACGATACATTCGTGCTTGTTTCTCGGCACTTGCTTGCCTATATCCGAAAAGAACAAATCGTGCGTCCTGCTAATAAACTCATCGTGCGTTTTGTCCCAGCAAGTCCCGCAGACAGCGCCGGCGTTATCCTGACTATCGAAAACCGCTAACAGTTTCGGCAGATAATCCGGCTCGTAAAGCAAATCATCGTCCGATTTCAAAACGACATCGCAGCCGCGTTTCGATAGAAAGTCCAAGCCAAGGTTCTGGCCGTGCGGCGAATTGGTTTCCCTGCCGTTGATGTAACCGGCCTTGTGCTTGTCGGCGACGGCTCTGGCCTCTTTCTTTTCGTTCTGCCCGTTGTCCACTACGACAAGCTCATCGTAATCCCCACACAAAGAGGCTATACAATCATCCAGATACAACGGCCTGTCGCAAGTTACTATGCAAACGCCGGATTTCATAATCAGTTCCTTATAGCAGCAAGGGGTGAAAGCATCCATTCTTCCACCCCCACTGCCAGACGGACTACGAAGTTGCCGTACCTTGTGTAACGTGGATTATATGCTCGACGCTATCGTCGCTATAATCCCAAACCTTCTTCCAACCAAGAAGGGCATACCAAGCGATTTCTTTACGCCTTCCGAAATCGCGTGGCGGCTCGGCACGAATCTCTTCTGGTATCGTTACGCCTTCCATAACGGCGTCCGCACCAAAGAAAACTGCCTCGCCAGCATTGATAGCATTGCCAAGAGTGTTAAGCAAGACGTTGGTTTCCTCGACAAAACGACAGCCGTAGAACCGGCCAACCTCACCGGAGAACAACCGTTCCGGGTCGCCGTACTTTGCGGCATCGGTGAAATCGCTGTGGTCTTTTATGCCCCGCATCGCATTAACGGAAGCGATACAGACATAATTCTCACCGTCGTACTTCGGAACGTGCATCTTCTTCAAGGAGTCAACGATTTCCTTAACGTGATAAGCGTTAAGATTAGCGCCCGCCGTCTGACCCGTTCCTGTACCACCGCCAAAGCCGTGTCCAGTTACATAAGTCCCGGATGTGGAGCTAAGACAACAATACTCCGTGTCCGCTATCAAGAACTGGGCGGCAGCTTGCTTGTCGAGAACGCTTGCCTCGTCGTCCCTGAGAACACGGTGAATCGCATTGTCAACGTCAAACTCAGCCAGCGCCTCCAGCTTACCGCTATAGGGGATAGCGTTACCGTATTCGGTAACCACTATAGTCCCCCTGCCAATACCAAAACCGTGTTTCGGTATTTCCGTGCCTTCGGTCAGCGATGTCCCAGCGGTGTCAATAGCTGTAATCTTGTCGAACATAACCGTATCATTCACATTCAGACCGAACGCTTCCTTTACTTGCACAAATTGTCTAAACTTCATCAGGGGGGCAGCAGCAAAACGTAACCGCTTCGACAACTTGGGCAAACTTAAATAGCCACCCCTTGTATCTGTGGTATCATAGATACCTCCAACACCATAAGTAGCCATAGTAGTACCTCACAATCTTTAGTGGGATACCGTTATCCGATACCCCGCTTCTTTGCTGAATCTGCTTTTCGGCCAGCCACATACTCCACATTGGACTCGCCAGCATCGTCTTTTGGCTTTACAGATGGAGTTACTCCGCCAGAGGCAAGACCGCCGGTTGCGGCTGTGGCTTTCGATTTATCCACAGCTTCGCCTTTGCCCTTGTCCCTTTCGGAAGCAAGAAATTCGGTAGCAAACTCTGCCGCTTTTTCAACGACCTTGTCCATAGATAGGCTGGGGTTCTCTCGCCTTATCCTTAAAATTGCCGGACCGACCAGAGTATCTTCGTACTTTGTTAGCTCTGGATGGTCTTGGCGGAATTTCAAGGCAGCCATCTTGGTATTCACAATATCACCGACCTGCTGCAAGGATTGAGCCAAGCTCTTTTTACTAACAAGCTCTTCGCCGCTACCGTCGTCGGCTTCGGCTGCTTTACCTCCACCCCTGACGGCATCCCAATCGACGTGCGGTGTAACAGCTTCTAATAGCTGTGCGTCTTCGGTGCTTTTCTGTTGCAACTCATCATACTTAGTCTGCAACGCCTTGTGCTCGTCTGAAATAACGACCTCGTTTGCCTTTGCAGCCGAGGCTTCCCCACCAGCTTCGGGCGAACCTGCACCCTGCTGATGTTCTTCCGCCAACTGCTCTTCTGTTTTTTCTTCTGCCATTGTAATACTCCTTTTTCTGCCTGCGTTTCCGTATTACCGCAAACAACAAGCGATAAAAAATAAAGCCACAATACACGGGCAACACACCCGCATATTACTTCTTTATCCGTTTCAGCTTCTCTATTGCTATATTGCCAAGCTGTATTACACCTGCGGCATAATTAAATACCATATCAATCGCATTTATAGACTGCTGTAACAGGATAAATTGGTTCACATCTTTCGCTTCGGCCAACAACTTCTGTACCAAAGCCCTTCTTCTTTCGACCAAGGCTGGCGCAAAAACGTCTTTCCAGCCCCGCGTCTCTAACATAGACCTCAACAACGCTCCACGTTCACTTTCGTCCTGAATGTTCTCAAGTTCGCCCTCTTCCAAATCATTCGGGTCGAACCCGTCCAGTTCAGGGACTTCTACTTTGGCTTCTTCGTCGTCCATAATTACAATCCTTCCTCATTAGCTTTTTGCTTTGTTTCTTTACGGCTTTTTATCGTACCGATTTCTGCTTCCTTGGCGGGAAAACCCACCTGTTGAAGCTGAAAATTGTAGGTGTTGCCCTGTTCCATTATGCTGGTCAATTTGACCGTACCCACCAGCTTGAAAACGTCTCCGACATCAACCTTTGAAAAGGGAAGTGCCTGTCGGCTGATAGTCAAAATGGGATACCCTGCTTCAGCTAAGTCGAACATCGCTATATCAGCTTTTTTACTCATAGCCCACCTTTCTTTCTTCTACGCTTAACTCTGTCCCTGACGTATCCCTCGGCCTCGCTAACGTCGGGCGGCTTGACCGTCTCGGCCTCTCTCACTATTCCACTCAACGCATTTTGACGCTGCCCTTTATCAATTTGGACTGCCTTCATCAGCTTCTTGTCTTTCTTTATATCTTCCGCCTGCATCAACGTATCAGTGGCATTTGTTACTTCGTATTTATCAATACCACCAATCGTTTTCTTTCGGGACGTAGCAATCACAACTGGCGATTCTGCGCTGGCTTTTCTCGACCGCTTTTGTTTCTTTGCCATTATCTTTTCCTTTTTTTCTTTTTGATTTTGACTACTTGGCCAGTATCTTTCTGCTTGGTATTAAGTCTGCCGAAATCAGAACTACGAACTCTGGCATAAGCGTTTGGGGCTTCCTTAATCAGCCTCTTGCGTTCTGTCTCGCGGCGAACGACCTCATCTTTGGCTATAGTCGGTTTCTTTTTCTTCATTTTCGTCCTTTTGGTTTCCAAGGGGTTGGCGCACCCCTGTTGAACTTCCTGTCGGCGGCCTCGCTGTCCTTCTGCAACGAATGTTTCTGTGCGTCCGCAAGCATAGGACGGCGAACTTCCCCAGCGCCGAACACCTTGGCCTTTTCTTTCGGGTCTTTGTAATGGTCGGGATTTTTGTCTTTCATAAACTTTGCCATTTTATTCTCCCTTTAGTCCTATCCAGTTAGTCTTAAAATATCCGCAGGGTTCATACGGGCAACCGCCTGCCTCGCGTCTGCTTCCGCTCTCGCCTGTACGCCTCGCACACGACCTTTTGTGTCTTCTGGCTTTGCCTCTTCGGGTTCTTTGAACACATCCGAAAGATTATAGATAGACAAGAACTTTTTCCATAAATCAGGTATGTCGGTCATTTGGCCAAGAACTTCACTCTTCAACGCCATCCCTACAATTTGAGCAACCCTCTGCTCTGTTTCTCTTTGCATTAACAGCAATGTCAATCCACCAACCTTGAAAATAAATCTGTCCTTCCTTGGCTTAAACTTGTCATTGACCTGAACAAGAATATCATAGGCCATCTCAAGCAACGGCTTAATAGAGTTCTGCTCCAAGTCCTTTGCGATTACATCGAACAACCCCCTCGATTCGGCAGTCTTTATCTCGATTTCGCCAAGGGTTTTCGTCTTTCTCGACGGCATACCTTGAATAAACTCAGTTACAGACGTGCCCTCCTGCATCTCTCTGTTGATGGTATCCAAGAAAGTAATGGCCTCTGCGCCCACTCCGCGTGTTATGACTTCCCTGACCGCTTGCTCGTTGGTATTCTTCGGGATTACTTTGCCTGGAAAAATAGTCAGTATATCCTTCGGGTTCTGCATAGAACCTGGGTTGTACTCAAATACGGGATTGACCGTCCAGTTCAAGCTGTCGGTGTATAGGTTCAAGACGTTGTTGTAGATATACATTAACTTTGCCACCGGCTCGACCAGACTTGTACCCATAACTCCCCGGTGCGGATACACGAGCGGGGTGGTAAGAACGTGAGGCGGTAGCTTGTGGTCAAACGGGTTCGGCTGGTTACGGATAATCCTTTTCTCGTTGGCAATAAAAACAAGCTGATTCTCAATTACCTGCTTGCCGTCCTCGGATATTATATCACCCCAAAATTCAAGCAGATTAACTTTTTTAGATGACTTGGTATACTGGCTAAGACCCCTGCGCATCCGCTCCTTGAACTCCAACTCCGACTTTCTGGTATCACTCTCAATCTGCTCGATTTCACTCATTATGAAGATTTCTGTACCAGCCTTCTCATTGACATCTTCGGCCATCTTTATCAATGCCGCTACATCCATCTCCTTGTACTCTATAATATACTTCGGCCTCTTACCCTGAAACGGCTGATAGTCCGGCGATATGAAAAGGTTCAGAATATCAACGTTCTCAAAGGTAACTTCGTTGGTGTCAATATCAGATAGCGCTTTCGGGTCGCCAAGGCCAAGCAGAAACGCACCTGTTATCATAGACGAATAAACTTGGGCGAAATTGCTTTTGTCCAGCATAGCCTTAAACCGCTTCTCATCTTCCTTGATTTCAGCTTCAGTCTTTTTTCTCTTCTCCGCCGTAATATCCACATCTAAAGCAGCTTCATCAATCTGCATCTTGAACAGCTTGCTTGTCTGCAATACCGCCCTCTTGACCTCGCCGGAAGCCTTCAATACCTTCATCCATATCTTTGGGGCAAAGACCTTAGACTGCCATTTTTTCTTCTTGGAGTAGTTCTGGCGGTTCTGAAACAAGTTCCATAGCTCCTGTTGCGCCTTCCTTCTATCCAGTGTGGCGTCCGCGGCTTCCTTCTTGCAGGCCAAGATGTACTTAACCAATCTCTCGCCGTCTAACATATCGTCCGGCTTAGCTTGCTGCTGGTCAGGCTTTTTCTTTGCGACCTTCTTTTTGACTTTTTTCGTTTGCTTAGCCATATTTCTTTTCCATATAGGCTATTCCAGTATTAGCCATTTTTTCAGCAATTTTTGTTAATTTCCTCTCGCTATTTGCCATTCTTCTTAAAACTCGTAAATTGCGTTTTTGTTCCTCAGTCATTTTAAGTTCCAGTCTTTTTCTTGCGCTTTGCCATAAGTTCGACCTCAAAGTACGCTATCGACAATATACGATTCTGCAACATCCGTCTGGTGGCTTTCTCTATCATCAGAACTTACACTAACAACGTCATAGGCTATCTGGTCTTCCGCCCACAGGCCGTTGACCAAGGCTTCCGCCCTGCTCGGCGAATGGCCTAAGTAATCGGCTTTCTTAATCTTGTCCTTCTTATGGATTTTACGAGTCTTGTCCGCCTGTATGTCATAGCCGATAGCCGTAAGCTCCTCTTGCAACATCGGGTCGTCTTCTGGAATAGATACCGTCTTGTCCATAAACCTTGCTCTGGCGCTGAACCATATTTCAGCCCTGCGATTAAAGTATGTTTTCGGGTCTGACGCCTTTTCCCTGTTGTCGGCTGATATAATCTGAATACTTTCTCTCTCACCCCGTTTCTTTAAGAAACTGCGTAACCCCGCACCCACACCTATCGGGTCGACAACAATGTGCTTGGCGCCTACGGCATAGACTACATCGAAAACCCTGTCGGCTGTTTCAGCCAACTCTTTCTTAACGTAAATATCGCTCTTAACTATCTTGCCGCTCTCTAAGCCGTAGATAACCGTCTCATCATCGCCAAACTCGGCAGGCTCGACACTGACCAGCCTCTTAGTCCTTAATGGTTGCATAAATCGCCCTACGGCTTGCTGAATGGCCGAGAACGGGATAACGTTGTCCTTCTCGTCCAGTTCTTCCCAACTATTCAGGATAAGCCTGTTATAGTGAGCCGGTGATTCGGTCTTCATCCTGACAAGGTCTCGTATAAAGTCTGCCGACAGGTTGCTCTTGTTAGCGTAAGTATTAGCTTCAAATAAGGCATAACAGGCAGGGTCAAATGCGGCCCTGATAACCTCTTCAGTTAAGCCCGACTCCATAACAAGCTCTTTCACCTCGCTATCGGTCGGCGTAGGTAAATCCTTCTTTTTCCATATCCTCCATATCCAGTTATGGCCTTTTGCGTTGGCACTTATACAGCCAAAATGCTCTACATCTGCCCGACGCAACCGACCTCTTAACATTTGAAACTCTCTATCAGTCGCAAACTCCTCCGCTTGCTCAATACTGAAACCGCCAAGGTTCATATTTTGCAGAACCTCAACCATATCTATCTGCTTACCGTGCCGAAACATTATCTCCGAATCGGGCATATCGTCAGTCCAACCATCGCCCCTTATCCTGACGTTATGCTTGGAGTCCACTTTCAAGCCAGTGTATTTCTCAAAGTCGGGGATAGTCGAATCCTCAAGTCGTGTCTGTTCCTTCCTGACTATCAACCACTGGTTGCCCGGATACTTCTGGCATTGTAGGACCGGCTTCAAGCAACAAACCCACATCGTTTTGCCTGTGCCCCACGCAGCAACCATAGCGGGAAACCTCGCCTTGGTCCGCATAAAGTCAGACTGAAACCATTTCATCTTAAACGTTTTGTTGATTACCGCTTTTATCATCCTTTCCGTCCTTTTCAGGTTCGCTTGGTTTTGGCTCTTCGTCTTCCAAGAAAATGTTCACGGTTGCACCCAAGCCACCTTCAACCCACTTCATATCAGGATACAACTTTCTCATTACGGCAATTAAGACCGTATTATCTGTGTATGCCTTCTTGACAAAGTGAACCAATAAAGTGTCGTCCTCCTTTTCCTCCACTTTCTTGATAGCTTTGCGTAGCTCTGCTATCTCTGGCCTTGCAACCCTGCCTCTTGGATTACCAGACTCCCCTTTCTTCCAACCACCCTTTCCTGTCGGATTATTGTTCATTTATATTGTCCATCCTGTTCATTCTTGCCAAACAAGCTCCTATCGCAAGGCTGGACACCGTAAGGGTATCTTTCAGCTTTTCTTACCCTGTGTCCAACCCTCTTAGTTTTGCCAAATAAAAAATCCAGCAAGGATAGAGCTAACTTCTGATAATCTATCCTGCTGGACTATTTTCTCGCGAAAGCAAGTCTCAGCTTGTTATTCTTATTGACGGCAGCCAATCGTTTTTCAATAGCTGTATATCTGCCAGCCTACCGTTGTGTATCTTACCTTCTAAGTGTACTACGCATTTCCCATATTCCAGTTCGGTTGCACGTTTTCTTAACAACTCCGCCAATATACCACACTCATCTAAGCCCTGCAAGTCTTTTTCTGTACTTTCTGCCAATTTTTTTACCATTCAGTTATCGCTTCTATTCCTCTGTTTAAGCCTTCTTATGGCATTTCCTATATTAGGAAATTTATCACCTGCTTCTCTCATTTCCTTAATTTCCCTTGCTAATTCAGGCCATATTTGAGAAATCAGATGTGGAGTAAATTTCCAGTTTATATAAATGGCTTTCATCAGTCCTCAACACTTAATTTCTGGTCTACC